TTATACTTATCTTGTATTTTTATCAGACTATCTATTTCTTTATTGAGATTTGATATCTCTGACTCTATCATTTTTTTTGCAGTTTTACGAAATTGCTCCGCTCTACTCTTTGCTTGTTCATCAATAATTCTATTACCGTAAGAATCTATCTTGAATTGTGGAGCAATAGGTATTTCGGGTTGCGCCTTTTGAACTTCTAACTCTGCAAGTCTATTTGCCTTTTGTTGTATTTGCGCTTGTAACCCTTGTGCGATTGCTTTACTTTTTAAAGCAGAAACATACAAGTCTATTTGTTTTGTTGCACCTTTTGTTAGTAATTCTTCATCTGATATATTCTTAAGATAAGAAGGCATCTCCTTTCTTAGTGAAATAATAGCATCTCTACGTGTATTCTCTCGTATCGTGTTGTCCTTGATTACGTTGTTTAAACGTTCAAGTTTTATCCGTTGTGTTTCAGCCTTTACTGCTGCATCGTTTTGTACTTTGTTTAAATCCTTGACAAATTGCGCTGATCGTTTCTGTTCATCAGAAAGTTCTTTTACTTTTGGCTTTAATACTGAAAGCGCAATAAATAACGAAGTAAGTGTCAGTATAGCAATAGTTGCAGGATTAGCCATAAACGTTGTTAAAGCAGCCCCTAAAGTCTTAATGCCTATTATTAAGCTAGGTAACACTCCCAATATACTCCCAAAGGAAGAAACCATTGAACCAGCAACAAATACTACTGGCCCCGCTGCTGCTGCTAGTCCTCCAAAAATCAATAATAATTTTTTTGAATGGTCAGACATACCACCAAATCTGTCAGCCATTTTACTTAGCCAATCCGCTAATGAACGGAATACAGGTATCAGAGCATCCCCTATTTCAATAGCTATACCTTGAAGTGCTGAATTTAATCTAAATAAAGAACCTTTTGCGGTATCATCCATTATTTTAGCCATGTTGCTAGCTGCGCCACCGCTATCTTTTAGCGAACTTGTAAGCCTTTCAATACTATCAACATTATCAGCTATAATAGAGGCAACTGCTGCCCCCCTTTTGCCGAACAACTCCATAGCTTCAGAAAGTGGGTTTTGACTCGTCTGCAAACGCTTCATTGCATTAGACCAACTAATACCATTATCTGCTAAGTCTAAATAAATGTTTCTTAATGCAGCACCAGCACTTGAAGCATCTACGCCCCTATCTGTTAATGTTCCAAGTATTGCAGTTGTTTCTTCTAGCGACACACCTGCTTTATTTGCCACGGGTGCTACTACCGCCATAGCCGTAGAGAATTTCTCCAAATCTAAAGCAGAACTACTAAAGGACTTTGCCATAACATCGGAAACCATACCAGCATCGCTAGCTTCTAGTCCAAATCCTTTAATAGTTGCAGCAGCAGTTGTTGCCGAACTAGCCAAATCTTCACCAGTTGCCAATGCTAAATTAAGTATAGCACCAGTCGCATCCGTTATTTCTTTAGGGTCAAAACCTAGCTTGGACAAATTGAGTTGCAATTCAGCTACTTGTTGTGCCGTGTATCTTGTTGTTCTACCAAGTTCTAGCGCATTTTCATTTAACGCTTTGAACCCCGCACCAGTAGCCCCACTAATTGCTTGAACCTTTGCCATTGACTGCTCAAAGTCCGCAGCTAACTTAGCAGATGCAACACCAACCAAGCCAAGTGGCGCAGTTAAAGAACGTGTCATAGATTGACCTAGTGACTTCATTTTGCGTCCCGTATTTCGCATCTGACGCTTGACATTCTGCATATCACTACTGAACTTCTTTAGGCTTGCACCTATCTCAATGTTTATTCTATTATTCTTCTTAGCCATCTAGCCCTTTTTTAGCTTTAAAGTTGTCAATTATATCCTTCATCTGTTCAAAGTCAGTACCCTCCCACGGGAATCGGGCAATTTTCTCTAGTGGTATTTGCTTCTTTGGTACGTTCACTTGAACTATCCATCGTGCAATCCATCGGGCTTGCTCCCAACCCGTTTGATAATTCCTTTCCTCTCGATCAGCTTTCGCCTTTATAGCTATGCTGAATTCTCTGAGTGTAAGTTCATAATAGTCTGGGATTGACCAGTAACTCGCTTGTTGTACTACCCAATCCCAGAAAATTATTTTTTTTTAGCGGTTGCTTTTTTGTCTGCCCCATTGACTTTCTCCATTAAGGATTCCATCTGAGACGTCATAATTTCGCTAACCTTTGAGATGCAACTTGGGTCATCATCAACCAGGTTCATGACTTGCTCCTCGGTTATTCTTTCATCGCTTTGCTGCTGACGATAGCCAGCATTAATAGCAATAGGAAGAACCGTTAAAACAAGTGTCATGATGCCTACTTGGTCAATGTGTTCAATAGACTTTCCAGTCTTTGACTCAATTGCACTTAACCCACTTATTGTTAATCTAAATGGGTAATCATTTCCGTTAATTGTGATGGTATTCATAATCTATTAAGATACTACGCCTTTACTTACTGCACCAGTTGGCTTCAATGATACCTCAAATGCTACTGCCGTATCCATTTCAGCAGTTCTACTCAAGCTAGTAATATAAGCCGTGTAGCTATAAGTTACGTCACCAGTTACGCCAGTAGAAACTAGAACTGTTACAGAATTGCCAGCCGCATACAAGATATACAAATCCTCATAACCTTTTGCTGCGTCTTCGTCAAAGTACCCACTTGCTGATATTTCACTACCTCGTAAACCTGCAATTACCTCCTCTTGACTTGAACTGTCTTTTGTCGTTACGTCAATAGGACTCATTGAGTGTGATTCGCTATGTTGTAGCGCATGAGTTAAAACTGTGCCATCGAAAGATATTTCTAAAATATTTCCGTTGAATTTTCCTGATGTTGCCATTATTCGTTTTCGTTTTCTTTAATTTGTTTGAATTTTGTTTCATGAGTGGTTTCAATCTCTTGACCTACCACCTCAAAGTCTTTGTAAGGATGCCCTTCATGCACACTTATAATAGTGCCTTTGGCTATCTTTTTCCCGTTAGGCTTCTTGTGTGCCTTTGTTAATCTTATTTTCATTTTATGTGTATTTATACCAAATTATGTACCCTTGTAGGGTGTAATATGCTCTCGTTTCGGGATCGTAGTCAACACTACTTTGACTGTCAAACCTCGCACGGCTAAAATCAAATCCCGTGTAGCTTCCAGTTGCTAAATCTAGTGCTTCCCGTGCTGCATCGGCTATCTCTATAGCTTCATTGTAGCCACTTGCATAAATGTCTACCTCTAGCAATAAGTCACCGATATTATTGGCTTGCTTGTCTGGTGTAGGTATTTGACCGCTTCGATTAAAAACGATATAAGGAAGTGAACCATTCTGCGGAGCAATGCCACCGTAGATGTTACTACACAAATCAGTCAAATTACTGTTTGCCTTTAAAATATCCCCTATTGCATCTTCAAATGTCATCTTACTACTTCAAATCCTAGTTTACGCTCTTTGTGTTCCAAATATTTCTTAACCTCTGCACTCATTTTATTACCTATAATCGTTTCAACAAACGAGAATGTGCGCTGCATGTAGTGGAAGTTTTTATTGCCTTTGCGAATATCACCTTTTGCATAGTTCACAAAGTATCCGTAGTAACCAGAACCCTCTGCTTTTTTAGCTTGTGGACCAATGTACACCGTTGCACCCTCTTTGTTGCGACCAGTAAATGTCTTAATGCTTCTTCGTAGGTTTCCTGGTTTATATTTTATGTTGTTGTTTCGGTGATACGTTACAGTTCGTTTAGCATCTTTTATTTGCCGCTTCATTATCTGTTGCGGCTGCTTCGCTTGCCGTTTAAATATCTTTAGTAATTCACGACGTTTGACGCTATCTTCTAGCTTTTGAATGCTATCAATAACCTCCTCAAATCCTTGTATGTCAATGCTAAAATTCATTAATACTTGGTTATCGTTTCAATCTCCAAACGCTCTCTACCTAATTCTCTAATGCCTTGTATCTCGTATGTCACACCATCTAACAATAGCTGGTCCTTTAAAGTCAAACCTGATACTGGTCGTGCCGTTTTCCAGATTGTATATCTATCGCCAGTATTCTTGTCTTGTTCCATGCCCTCTGACACTCTTTTGTCTTGCTTGCTCATGTAGCATTTCTGCCACTCTGCAAACGTCTCAACGGGCGCATGACTCGCATCACTTGTCACCGTTGGGCGCATGATTGTTACTAGCCTTTCATATCTGCCAATGTCCCACATTATCCGAAGTCTTTTAAACTGTTATTCGCTAGTATCATATCAACGCTCTGTGGTATCTTATTTTCGTTTACGGTCATTCCAGCCGTTTGGCTATTTCTATTGTTGAACGCATCCGCTACCAATATCTTTAAGCAATGGATTAAGTCATCTGGAATACCAAACTGATCTGAATATCCAGCCGTGAAAGCTATTTCAATCGCATCGTATCGGTTATCTTGCAAGGTTGGTTTTTCTAAAAACTTTATTCTAGCAAAGTTGCCGTTGATTGAATAGAAATAATCTGTTCCGTCAACCATTGTTTGTTGCACTCCATCAGCATCGTAATACTTAATACTATCAAGTGACGTTACTGGGTGCATTTTTATTTTTATATCGCAATCATCTTTGTAATTGCGGTAATCTCGGTAATAGTGGTGATTGTAGCTATATTCTCCGTTGTAGTTATTCCAGTCATCCAAATATGCCGTATAACTTGCACTTTGTATAACCTTCCAAGTACGTTGGAATATGAACTCACAAGCCGAATCAACATAGCTAGCCACTAGGCTATTCTCATCGTCATAACCTAATAACCTTAGATGCGTTTTAACGGCTTCTAATCCTATCGCTAACCCTGCTGGCTTCTGTGTTCTTACTATTCTCATAATCGCTTTTAAATAAGGGGCTAGGCTTTTCAGCTTCGCCCCCATCACATTTATTACCTACTTCTCAGTTTTCGCTTTTCTACCTCGCTTCTTTTCGGCTTTTATCTCGGTAGCAAATCCTAACTCAACTAGTTCTTTGCCTAGCTTGTCGGATACTTCCGCTTCTTGACCTTTATAAGCCAAAATACCGAATTGAAACAAAGGTTGTTTTGCTAACACCTTCATTATGCAGTTAATGAAGTGAATTTAACAAATGCAGCACCTTGAACAAGTGACCAGTCAACATTAGAGTTAACTACCAATCGAACTTGGTCGTTACCAGCTACTGTATAAGGGTCAACCAAGATGTTGAGACCGCCCCAACGTCCGAAATGAACTCTTGAGAAATCCCCGAAGATACCGTCACCGCTTGTTCCAGCTACCTTAGTCGCTCCAGTACTGAAGAAAGCATTCATTCCGTTGATTGTGTATCGGTTGTAACCACCCTCTGTGATTGTTGGAGTGATACCAGCTACATTAACACCAGC